GGTCTGACAGTGCAGCCGCCTTCTTGACTACGCGCACCAGATCAGGATGGACACCTTCCAACCGTGACAAACTACGTTGACCTAGTATAATGCTCATGCAACACCCTTTAGTAAGATGCTTAACAAGATGCCAATTAACAGCATTATGATTGTTCCACAAGCACCTATGCCAATACTTTCCAGACGCTTCATTCTGGCGCAGATACTCTCGTACCGAAAAGCGCAGACCTGTTCGTGTGTGTTAAGCTGCGCTTGTGTTTCGTCGATAGTGGCCATGAGGTTACCTTTTACGGGTTAAAAATTAAAATTCTACTAAGGTATATTCGCTGTCAGGTATCTTCCGACGTTTTTCCTGTTCTTTTGCTAATGCGTTTTGCTGTGCGACTTGCGCCGCTATCTGCGGCTTAAACATTTCGCGGGCAGGCGCGCCGCGCGCTTGGTTAGCCATTTTATCAACCCTGCCAAGCGCCATCTTGTTAGCTGCCGCGCGCGATGCAAGCCCGCCGCCAGCCACAGTAAGGCCCAGCGCCGCAAGACCCGGAGAACCGCTGTACAAAGCCGCGCCAGACCCCGTCAACGCGGCAGCCCCCGGTAGTGCGCGGATTGCTTGCGCCCCGTTCGTAGGTAAGTTTGGCCCAAGCATCCCAAGCGTCTGAAGCGTTGACAAACCACCAGACCCGCGGGACAAACTTTTTATTTGTTTTTGAATGTCGGGGTCAAAAGACCGCATTTTATTAGGGTTGTTTGCTATTGTTCGTGCGGCTGACCGTAGTGAATTAGCTGACAAACCTTCGGCAGAATTAGTAGCTTTTTCTACTATACTGTCGATAGCGTCCGCTTGGCTCATGCGCCGCCACGATGTCCGCGCATTTTTTATTGCTTCCGCCGCGCCGGCAGCGTCGCCAGCTATGACGGCGTTTGTAGGTGGCGCGGATACAAAATCGTCTAGTTGACGAATGATACCCGACGCCAAACGCCGTTCGTCTTTATCTATGCTTTTACCAGCGGTGCGCGCAACGCGGCGTAAAAGTTCTAACTGCGAAAATGAAATAGGTACGCCGTTTGTCTGCGCGTCGGTTACGGCTTTATCTATATCATCTAAAACAACATTGATCCGCGGGTGCAAACGCGGGTGAAACTGTAGATTTGGCTGCGATAGCGACCGGCGTATATCTTGCGAAAGGTCAGAAATGGCCGCAGTATCAAACTGAACACCCGCTTGTTCAGCACGTTGAAAGTCCAAAACAGCTTTTGAGGCTAGTTGTTCAGATGTGACGGGGGTAGCGCGAGGCGTTGCCATTCGACCGCCAGCCATACCGCCCGCTACCGACAAACCAAATTGTGCAAGAGGATTTTCAATGCCTGCGTACTCGCGGCCAATCGTGGGGGCCGCAGCAGCACCAGCACCAGCCGCAGTTTGCACGCCAATGCCGCGGCCAAGTTCCTGCATGACGTTACGGATTACGCCGGGGGCGGCTTTTCGCGCAAGTTGATTAAACGCTCCTGCGCCGCTTAAACCGCCAGCAGCGCCCTCAGCAGTACTAAACAAAAGTTCTTGCGCTGGCGTTTGCGGTCTCCGCCCAACACCAACGCTTTCGTAGCCTTGCCGAATAGTCTCTGACGGTAACTGCATACGTTCGCCGCCAAACAAAGGCGCGGCAGCGTTGTATACGGTTGTGCCAATATCGCCTGCGCCTAACGCCAATATACCGGCGCCAGCGCCGGGGAGCGCGCCAAGACCGGCGGTGGGAATACCGCCTGCAAGCGCGCCAGCGCCAGCCGCCGTAGCGTAAGGTAAAATTGCGCGGTTTGTCACACCTAAGAGTTGTGCAGCATCATCTATAAATGTGCTTTTAGGTTCTTCAACTGGCTTGGCAGCGGCTGGAGCAGCAGGAGCCGCAGAGATGTAGCCAATGATTTCCGCGTCGGTATACCCAGCTTCGCGCGCGGCAGCGGCATCAAACGCTTCTTCACCAGCTAAGAAGTCAGCAATCTCTGCGTCGGTGTAACCAGCAGCGCGCGCACCTTCGACATCAAACTTAGCCATGCTTACTTCCTACGGAAAGAGTCGAGAGAAGGTTTACCAGTGTTGGTCGGCGTTGTTGGTGTTCGTGCGGCAGTAGGGGCAACGCGCCCACCAAACTGACGATCAAATGCGCCGACAATACGGTTGCGCGACCGTTCCATTCGGCTGATGTAATCTTTAACTGCTTGCTTAAACTTGGCTTCTTCCTGTGTACGCGAAGAAGCAAATGCCGACTGCTGCAACATTTTATTTTCTTCGACAGCCACCTGACCAAGAGCGCCGCCGGTTGGCGATGCGGCGCGCATAGCTTGCAACTCTTGAAAGCCTGCCGTGGTCAGCAGCGTGTTGTAATCAGCTAGAGCGTTAGCCGCATCCTGTGAATACAGCGACAACGCCGTTTCGGGGATGTTGCCTTGGATGTTGCCAAGAATGGTGTTCAACCCCGGATTAGTAAGAAGACGTTTAGCAACTGCAATAGTCTCGTCATACCGCGCGACGGCGGCATCCTTAGCCGTAAGGGCTTCGTTTGCCTTTGTGTCAGACCCTTCCACTACAATCTTAGGCCCGCCAGCCGTACCGCGGCCTTGCGGCTGCCCGCCGCTGCCGGGTATTGAAGCAACGTAATTCTGCGTTTCGCGGGGGACATGATTAATCCATCCGTCTGGGCCACCTTTAGCTAACGCGCGGCGCACTGCGCCGGGGCCAGCGTTATACGCAGCAGCCGCTAAACGGGGATCGCCAAAATCAGCTAATTGCTTGTTAAAATATGCTTCGCCAAGCGCATAGTTGTAATCTCTATCGTTGCTAAGACGAGTTTTGTCATATGGAAGACCCGCCAACTTAGCCGCTTCAGGCGCTGTACCCGGCATAATTTGAGCAATACCAATAGCGCCCTTGGGTGATGTAAGAGGTGCGCCAGACTTAGCGAACTGATTACCGCGCGACTCCAACCCTATCATTATTTTAAATGTATCGCCGCCGCCCGGCGCACCCATTGATGGTGCTGATGTAGCAAAGCCGCCGCCAGCTTCTTTAGGTACGGCCCTGACATTGCCTGCATCGTCAGTGATATACTGCATACCTTGTGCGACTTGAATACGTGAGCCGGGGACTTCAGTCGCTGCCCCGCGACCATACTTTGGCATGGATATCATGCGTTCTTCTGTGCCGGTAGTCTGCTTTATGTATTCCTGCTCCATCTGCTGCGCGGCAGTTAGTGCCTTGGCCCCCGTCTGTTCTTTCCATGCCTGAAATTGCGCGGGGTCAGTGGGCATATTTGCTACAGCATCTGACAGCGTTCCTTGATATAGGGGCGTCTGAAACTGTGGTGCGCTGGCAATACGTTGGGCAAAGCCCGCTACCTGTTCAGGTGAGTCCGCGTTTTTCAACGCTGTATATACATACGCGTTAAATTCAACACCTGTTTTAAGGTCCGCCAACGCAGCTTTAGACCCTGCTTCCGCTAACGCGGGGCCATGCAATTCTACTGCGCGCGCTTCTTGCGCTTTGCCAATATCCATTGCTTGCTGGGCCTGCTGCGCTTGGCGCTGCGCTGCCTCTGACTGCCGCGCCATGTTCATCATATTTGCATACTGCGCGGTTTGACGCGAAAGATCAGGAAGTTGTGGGCCGCGCGCTTGCAGGGCTATCATTTGGTTTGGCATAAGTTATACCTTTAAGTGCTAGAACGCGGTACTGAAAAAGGATTAAATGTTGGGTTAGCATAGCCGCCATTAGAGGCGCCGCCTCCACCACCGCCCGCTGGCACGCGATTGTAGTAATCAATCATTGCTTTATTGATGGGCGCCTGCACCATGTAGTTTGTTATGCCACCCAAGGCTTGGTTCAATGCGTTGGATTGGCCAATGTAGCCCGACGCACGGGCTTGACCGGCGTTGTATAGGTTAGACGCTTCGTTCTGACCAAACTGACCAGTTGCGCCGGTCATGACGTTCGTAGCGGACTGACCAGAACCCATCAGCGATTGCAGCGGGTTCAGCTTGGCAGACCGCTCAACCTGATAACGGTTGAATGCGTTCTGATATTCTTGGCTGGCTAAGTCCTGTCCGAAACGCTGCACACCCTTCAGGGTGGAGCCTGACAAAAGATTGCCGCGGGCTGCTGCCGACCGCTCTAGCGCCTTCATGCCTTCCGATTGACGGAAAGCATAGCCGGGGTCTTGCTGAAAGTCTGACGCGCCAAAAGACTTACCAAGACTACCGTAGCCCGCGGCGGCTTTATCGCCACCAATGCCCAGAAGCTGCATAATCTCATTTTGCGCGGTAAGGCCACCTTGGCGAAACGGCTCTTGAAGGGCTATCTGTTTGTCTAGCGCGTCTTTTTGCGCTGCGGTTGCTTGTTCAGCCGCTTTTGCTTGCGTTTTAGCAGCTTTACTAGACGCGGATGCGGACGCGGCGCCGCCAATGACGGCTGCACCTAAAATGGCTGCTGCGGTAGTAAGTGCCACTAGTTTAATTCCTTTACAAACGTGCGTTCCGTAGGTGTGTACCCTAAACGCCCGTACAGTTTTACCATAGTCTCAACGCGGTCGTTGTCTAGCGCAACCATAAACATAGCTTCTGCTTGTTTACTCATACCCCATTTTTCTATTTCTTGAAATAGCAATTTTGATGCTGATCCGCCCCGTTCGTCTGGTTTAATGTACCACCACAACTCCTGCACCACTAGCTTTGCAGGGTTGAAGTACATAGGGTACGCAATCGCCGCGGTAATGCCGATCAGTTTACCATCATCTTCGGCCACCAAAACAATAATGTTTTCGTTGTCTAATGCGCTTTCAATAAACGCGGCAGTGCCGGTGCGGTCAAACGGGATTATATGGCTGACAGGTGTTGTCGCAACAAACGCTTCCGCCAAGTCCATGTAGCATGGTATGTCATCGACTGTAGCGGGGCGAACTGTTACGGACATTAGCTGACTAGCCGACCCGACGCGCGTATGTTGATGGCAGACGCCGTACCGGCGATAGTGGAAATGAAGCCATTATTAGGCAACACATGACCGACCAGTTCAGGAAACGTATATGTCTCGCTGGCTTGAAGCGTCTTAGACTTGACGATCAAGTTGTCGTTGCCGGCGGACCCAGCAGCCGTAATCAGGTTGACGCTGATCGTTGCAGCGGTCGCGCTATAGTTAGTCGCGGTAAACTTGTCGATGATCGTCTGCACGCCATTCGACGTGTACTGCGTCGTTTGCGTGGCTTCCGCTGTCTTAGCGGGGATGATGTTACTGATAGACACGGCCATAGCTTATTCCTTAGTATAGCAAGTTGTTAAACGAAGCGGCTTGCATGATAACCCAATTTGTGCCGTTTGACACTAGGGTAGCCCAATTACCTGACACATTAGTTAAAATTGCTGTTCCGGCTGCGCCGCCACCTTGAGGTACGACGTTGCTGGATGCAGAGACAAGTGTCTGGTCTTGGTTGTTCTGGAACGTAAGATACCGACCAGAGTATGTCGAAGCGGACGGAAGCGTGACGGTGCAAGTCGATCCAGACTTGTTGTTAATTAGCCATGTTTCGCCTACGGCAACGGTAAAGTCAGCGGTCTTTGTTACGGGAGCAGATGGAGCTATGTAATCAACGTCTGCTGTAGCCGCTGAGATAGCAGTGCCATTGCCTTTAAGAATGCCCGTTATTGTGGTAGTAAGCGTGATGGCCGGCGTTGTTGTAGCTGTAGCAACCGTGCCGGCAAAGCCGTTAGATGATACAACAGATACGGATGTAACCGATCCAGAACCTTTGCTGTTAAACGTAGTCCAATCAGTGCTTGTCAGATAGCCATTAACCGAAGCTGTAGCTGCTGCCATACTGATGGCGGGAGTTGCTCCACCGCTCGACACAACAGGAGCAGTTCCTGTAACACTCGTGACCGTGCCGGATGTGCCTGTCAAAACGCCAGCAGATAACGTCAAACCGCCAGCTACACTAATCTCTTCGGCTGCGCCTGTGCTGGCGGTAGTGCGACCCAACAAACGGCTGGTAGCCATTGTAAGACCATTTGCAGAGGCATATGCACTAGGAGCAACATAGTCAGTTGCGGCTACTGCTGCCGATAATGCAGTTCCATTACCTTTTATCAGACCTGTAACTGAAGTGGATAAAGTGATTGCAGGCGTTGTGGTGGCATTAGCAACGGTCCCAGCAAAACCGTTTGCCGATACAACGGAAACGCTTGTAACTGTTCCGCCACTTCCAGTTGCAGATATAGTTATCGAACCCGCGCCGTTGCTGATGGATACGCCACTGCCGGGGGTTAGAGTTGCTGTGGTTAACGTATTGCCGGTTGTGTTGCCGATCAAAAGTTGACCGTTGGTATAAGAAGTCTGCCCTGTACCCCCGTTAGCGACAGCCAGTGTGCCGCCAAGGGTTAACGTACCGCTGCTTGTAATTGGTGAGCCAGTAAACGTGAGGCCCGTTGTGCCGCCAGATGCAGCGACCGAGGTTACGCTGCCGCCCGAGTCAGAAGGCGCTAACGATAATGCCTGAATATCGCTCTGCACTACCGCCAACGCAGACACTGTCGCGCCAAACGGTGTACTTGCTAACCCTTGAACATCGTTTTGCGTTGTCGCCAAGTCAGCTACAGACGCGCCTTCAGGCTGTGTTTCCGTAGCTTGAGCCAGTTCTGCCAGTAGGGCGTCATAGGTTGCCAGCAGCGAATCTGTATCAGGCGCCAGCATAACTTCTTCTTGGTTAGCCTGCGTAGCCGTCAACAGCGACAGGAAGAACCTGTACCATTCACGGCTAATCGCCCCCGACCGTTCGTCAATAAAGGCGACGCGCGGCGGCGTTAACTGGGTAGGGTTGATCGACGACAGCGCCATCAGGCGCTCGTCCCGCTAATGGCTAGTTCAGCGCCCATAATGTAAATCCGCACAGGGTCTGTGCCAGACACTTCGTAGACGCGGTCGCGTATCTTCATCGTCGCGCCAAGGCGGCGCCAGATAGTGCGCTTTCCGTATTTACCGATAGCACCCATCGACTTCCAATGTTCGTTAGAAAATGTATGGCCGCCATCATCTGACCAGCGCAGCATTACTTGCGGATCGCTGCCTTGGCCGCTGTTCAGGCCCACGCCTGTTTCGCAATCAAGCTGCATGGAGTGCTGGATGGTACGCGTGAGGTTGTTAGCGCCTGTCGGCAGCGCGCGCCATGACCGTAGCCATTTCTGCGCCGCACCATCGTCAGCGTACACTTCTAGATCAAACGCATAAATCTTGCCGGTCTGGTAATCGCCAACAACGGTGGTGTCGTTAAAGAACATCTGGTTGTTAGCGCGGTGACGGTTAAACTCGCCGTTATTAAGCGAAGCACGCTCATGCCATGCGCCGGTAGCGACATCGTAGACCCATGTGGTGTCGGCGCTGGGGAAGTTCAGGACGTAGAAGCTGTGGCCGTCCTGCTGATATGTGTAGCCAACAGCGTCTGTCAGGTCCGCATACTCTTGCATCTGCCATTCGATAGCGTGCGTAGACACGCGCTGACCGATGTAGCCAGCGGCCTTGTAGACGATGCCTTGACCGCGTGCGTCCTTGCCTAACCAGTAGACTTGGTTATCCATTTTGGCGATGCTGTACGGGGCCGCGCAGCCTAGTTCGTTGAACGCGCCTTGGATACGGGTCAGCGGAAAGTCAAGAAGTCCTGCGTCATACCAGACTTCGGTTGAGTTTGTGCCAAACACCCAGACTTCGCGGTGGTCTACAAAGACCGCAACGACATTGTCTGGATTGCCTTCGGCGCTGGCAAACTCCAGCGGGTCAACACTGGTTCCGTCGAGCAGCGACGTAACCCAGATTTTCTGGCTGTCAGGTTCGTTGAACGTAAAATAGCCGTCGATGTAACCGACAGTGCCGGCGCCGGGGAAGTCAGGGTCGGTGATCTGCTGGAACACGTCAGTGCTGGCGTTGTAGATGTAGCCTTGCGGGTTAGCCGCAATGAATAGCTGCGTGCCGTTGTCAGCCATGCTGACAGGGCCAGTGCCGCCAACAGTGCCTTTAGCGGTCGCGTTCCAGCTACTGTCAAGCTGAAACAGCGTTGGGCCTGACACGACATAGCCGTAGATGCCATACGTCCACAGCCCGCGGATAGGGCCAATGCCAATGGTAGCAAGAGCAGTCAGCCCCGGCGCGCGTTGAAGGAACGCTGGTTCCTTGCCGCCTTCAGGGACAATTTCAGGAAACAGATTAACCATGCGGTTGTCGGCGGCGTTGACGCTTCTAGCGACATACGCCGACCCAAGGATCGGCGTCTTCATTAATAGTTCCCAGCGTAGATGTTAAACCGCTGACGTGAAGCAATGAGGCTGTACGGTATCGACATGATGTCATCAGGGTTGTTGATGCGCTTGATGTTACGCTTCGAGGACATAGCAATGCGGCGAACCTGTGCCGATGGTTCCTCACCAAACTCAGGCGCCATTTCGCACGCCAAGTTATAGCGGAACGCCCGCAGATAGCCCGGAGGAAAACTTAAAGTTGTTGCCAGCGTTGCAGGCTGGGTGAGTTCCTCAACCGAAATAAAATGCCATTCCAGAGCGCGGGTGGGCTTTGGATAGATATACATATCAATGTCAGGATACGTCATGTTGATGAAAAGAACTTGCGGGTATGTAGATGTTACGGTCTTGACCGCGATGCCGTCATACTGCTGCTGGTTAATAAATTTGATGCCGTAGCTGACGTTCGTGCTGGGGTCGCGGAAATAGGTGCTGTCATCAAGCAGCACAGGGCGGTTGCCAACAAAGTCGCCAGAAGGACCAAGTGTGCGCGAAAGCACGCTCGCAGGCCATGTAAAGACTTGGTCTTGGGTCGAGTAAACGGACAGGCGCTCTGTGTTCCAGCTATCAATCATCTGGTTCATGGCGCGCAGTGCGTCTTGCGACGTTTCAGCCGATGGAACTTCGCCTTCTGCCAGAACACCTAACAGTCTAAGCGAACCATTAATTATGTCCCCAGCCGTATCCATACCAAAACCTCGCCAAAAAAATTTAAAAATGGACGGCCCGAAAGCCGCCCAAATTATTTATGTACAGTGGATGATTGCAAAATTTACAATAATCGCTTCTGACAACGTACCGCCAGAAATGTTACGCAGTGTAATGCTGACAGTGCCAGCAGCCAGCGCGTTAGCAAACACGTTGTATGATCCGGGAGTTGTTTGACCACCAGAAATAGTAAGAATAACAGTATCATTTGCAGAAATGAAGCTGTTGTTCAGCGTGAACGTAGCGTTAGTTGCAGTGGTTAGAGACGCGTTGTTCATAGTGATACGGCCAGCAGGCTTGTTTAGCGTAACGGCAGTTGACTTATCTGTCGCCTGCGTGACCGTACCTTGTGCTGCGGCGGTGTAGCCAATTT